CTCAGTTACAGGCAAGGGAGAAAACAAAATCGCAATTATTCCGGTGCAAGGTGTCCTAACGAGTGACGGTCCAAGTTGGTACGGCACAAATTACGAGACCATCACGGATGCCGCCGAGAAAGCAGCCTCAGACTCCAGCGTTAAAAGGATCATTCTGTCCGTGGATTCTCCAGGCGGGGAAGTAACCGGCTTGCCGGAGACCGCCGCCGTGCTCGGGCAAGTGGCACAGATTAAGCCAATGTCCGCCGTGGTTGAGGGTCTGTCCGCGTCCGCCGCGTATTGGCTCACCTTCCAGGCGCGGGACATCACGATCACACCGAGCGGTGAGGTTGGTTCCGTGGGCGTCCGCATGATGCACATGGACATTAGCAAAATGCTGGAGGACTACGGCGTAAAGGTTACCGAGTTGTTTTCCGGCAACCATAAGACGGAATGGTCCCCGTATAAGCCCCTTGCGCAAGAGACGATTGACCACGAGACAAAGCGTCTCACGTCTATGCACCAAGACTTTATTAGCGCCGTAAACGCGGGCCGTCCCCGAGCCTCCGCCGAGATGAAAGACACACGCTTTGGTGAGGGCCGGACATTCCCGGCTAAGGACGCGTTAGCTCATGGTCTTGTGGACAAGATCCAATCACCACGCGAGTTTTACCGCGCCATGATGCCCGCGCAAGAGCAAGCGCCGGACTTCGGATTGCGCCGCGCCGGTGTGGAGGTTGCCAAGTCCCGCTTCCAATAACGCTTTAAGTTCTGTCCGGTTAAAAAGGGCCGGGCCTTCGCGTTAGATGCCTCTATAACGGGGATTGCTAGACGTGAGCCGTAACAACAAACCAACAAAATAAGGAAGGTATCACTCCCGATGAAATTGTTTGATATGAAAAAACGGCGCGAAGAGCTATTGTCCGACTGTGACAGAATGCTCAACGCAGCAAAAGACAACGCGAGCGGACTCACACCCGAGAACGCCTCGAAAATTGACGAGCACACCGCCGAGGTTAACCGCCTGTCCGGGGACATCCAACGCATTGAGTCCGTCAACACACTTCGCGCACTGTATCCAACTGGACAGGTAATCGCGGACCCCGCCCGCCACAACAACGGCAACGGCAACCACGCTTCCGCCGGAAAATTCCGCCGCGCAATGAGTGGTAAAAAGCGCCTGTCCGAAGACTACGCGGACGCATTTGCTACTTGGTCCGAGTCTCGGGGACGTATCCTTCCGGACGCACTCCAGGAAGGCTCGCTCGGTGACGGCGGTTACATGGTTCCGACAATCGGCGCAACCACGCTTGTTGAGGGGACAAACTCGGCGGGCGGCTTTGCCGTTCCAATCTCGGTTGCCGGGGAAATCATCCCCTTGGCTCCGCCCGAGTTCGGCGTCCAGACAATTGCGCAGATTATCCCAACCCAAAATGACCTGAAATTCCCGTCCAAGCTGGCACACGGCACGGCGGCAATGAAGACGGAAGCTACCGGAGCCTTCGCCGGGACGGACCCAACTCTAACCCAATTCACGTTGTCCGCTTTTATGATCGGGCACATTGAAGACGCATCTTGGGAACTTCTCCAGGACGTAAGCGCTTTCCAGGCGTTTATGAGCGATGACATTCTCTTGTCAATCGCGGTCCTGAAAGAAGCCAAGTTCGTGAGTGGCTCCGGCACCGGCGAACCTCAAGGACTCGTCGGCAACACCGGCGCGGGCGTTACGGCGGTTGCTGCTGATTCCTTCGGCAACAAATTGCCTATCTCGGCAACCTTTGACGTGTTGGGCACGCTCAATGCCGTGTACCACCCCAACGCATCTTGGCTGATGTCTCGCGTTTCCTCGATCATTCTGCGGAAAGCGCAATTTCAGGCCAACTTGTTTGAGCCGGTCTTCAACCGCGTAGGTGGTACGGACTACCTCCAGGGTTACCCGGTAACCTACTCGTCTTCCATGCCCGCCGCAACAACCACGCTTACTCCGGTACTCTTCGGGGACTTTAAGCGCGGTTACCTTATCGGTGAGCGCGGCGGCAACGGCGTAGCTGTGAAGATCCTGGACCAAACCAAAGCGGCCAATGGCTTGCTTGAAGTGCTCGGATATCAGCGCGTGGACGGACGTGTCCGCCGCTCGGAAGCAATCCAGGCAATCACCCTCGTCTAAGACGGGGTAAGTTGTAACAAAGCAAGGGCACGGGGCGGTAACTCGTCGCTCCCCTTCGGGAAACTGTCCCGTGCTCTTGCGTAAGTTAAAAGGACTTCTTAAAAGGACTTCGTAAAGGACTTATATGTCTTTGCAGATTACAGCGCAACCCGCCGCCGAGCCGGTAACAGTAGCGGAAGTTAAAGCCCGCTTGCGCCTCGGCAATACCGCCGATGACGCGGTAATAGCCGCCAACATTACGGCGGCGCGGGAGTTCGCGGAGAAGGTGACGCGGCGAAGTCTTGCTTATAAGTCCTATGCGTTTTTTATGGACCGCTTCCCGTGCCTGAGTGATCCTATCCGGGTGCCGGTGCCTCCGCTTATTAATGTCACCGCAATTAAGTATCTTGATTCCACATTGACCCAACAGACTTGGGACTCGGCGGAATATTTCATTGCGTACATGCAAGAGCCGGGACTTATCATCCCACGGCCAACCTTCATTTACCCGTGTCCAGCGGTTGCACCTGGAGCGGTTGAAATTGACTTTACAGCGGGCTACGGATACGCGGGGAACGCCCAAGCACAACCGCCGATTCCCGCCGGGCCGGTTTGTCCCGAGCACATTAAAGAAGGCATCCGCCAATTAGCGGTGCATATTTACGAGCACCCGAGCGCCGTTACACCGGAAGGGTTGAAGGAAGCGCCGCTCGCGCTAATGTCTTTCTTCAATGCCAATAAGATTTACGTTTTTTGAGGGATTTATGCGAACGCACACGGCTAGCGAATTACAACACATCTCGGACATTCTCGCGGCGGACGGTAGCACCGTGCTCACGTCCAGCGTTCGCAACGGAATAGAGGATCTAGCCGGGAAGCGCCTGGAGCAAGCCCAATTGGTAGCGGCGGAGACCTCGCACATGCTTCTATTTCACACCGGGGACGTGTCCGCGCTAACCGAGTCTTGTTACATCCGGTGTGAAAACGTGTTGTACATCGTGGACTATAAGACGGACCCACGCCGCCCGCGCTCCGGGATGTGGACTGAGGTTTACTGCCACGTTGAAAGGACAGCGTCCTAATGCTTATTGACAGCTTAATCACGCTCGCAACTGAGGACAACGGAGTCAATGCGTTGATTAGCGGGCGCATATACAAAAATGTCTTACCCCGTGGCTACGTGCTCCCGGCAATCGCGGTGCATCGCTATAACGGAAGTCAAGATTATGACTTTAGTGGGCCAACCGATACGTCCGATGAGCAAGTCCAGTTTGACTGCTACGGGAGGACGGCGGACGAAGCACAGCAAACGGCGGGAACTGTTCGCGCAATGCTAGTTGCTTTTACCGGCCCTTTACCGGGCGGAACGGTCGTACAGGCGTGTTATCTGGAGCGTGATATGGACATGCCGTTTCTTCCGAACGCGGACGTTAAGGGAATAGCAAACCGGGCAATACTCGGTTTTCGCGTGGTCACTGTACGCGTTTAGGGTCAAGAGTTTAAACGAAGCGGGCCGGAGGCTTACATCCGGTGAAATGAATAGGGAGTCAATATGTCGCAAGTCATTGGACACGGTAGCGCGTTTGAAGTTGAAAGCGTTGTCCCCGGAACATTCACAACCATAGCCGGTGTTACAGAAGTGGACCTCGGCTCTAACAAAGTGGACGCAATCGAAAACACCGATATGTCCACGGCGGGAAACAAGCGCACCTATCAAGGCGGCTTGGAAGATCCCGGAGACATCACTGTTAAAATCAACGTGAAACCGGGAGACGCATCGCAAACCTACGTTTTCACATGCAAGGACGCCACGGTCCGGAACTTCAAGATTGTTTATCCGGGCGCGGTGCGGACGTTGGCCTTTGCCGGGATCATCTTGTCCATTGACGAGACCATCACGGACCAAAAGTTACCCACCTTCGGCGTTAAGGTGAAAATCAGCGGCGCGGTGACAATCACCTAGCTAGCGGACTCTCTATTCAGCGGAGCCGGGCGCGCCCGGCTCCGCACTAACCGAACTTAAGGAGAAGTTATGAGTAACAAACTTGAATCAGCAGTTATCCCAACCCTCGCGCTCTTGGTTGGTGAGAACAGTTATACCGTGGAATTTCCGCTCGCGGCGGTAGTCCAGGCGGAAGAAAAGACGGGAACGTCCCTTAAAGAATTTTCGTCTTGGTTACATCTGCCTATAAAACACATCCCGGCGGTGCTTGAAGCGGGCTTAAGTAAGCACCATCCGTACGTTACGCCGGAAGAGATACAAAGCATTTGTGACCGGCTCAACCCGGAGGCGCTGGACGAGGTGCATTATGCGCTCTGTAAGCTGGCCTTCCCGCGCCGCATGGAATTGTTGGAGGAAGCACAAAGGAAGCCAAGCCCAAACGTCCCGAGCGGGGCCGCTCAATAGAAGAGACCCCGCGCACCTGGACGGATATATGGGCGCTTTGCCGGAGGGATCACGGGCTAACGTGGGATGAGTTCCAAGGTCTCACGCTCGCACAGCTTGAAGCATTGGAAGAGCGCCGGGCGATACAGATTCGGCACGCTCGGTTTAATGCGGCGCTCGTTACCTCGGTGATCTTTAACGCGAATCGCTCCAAGGACTCGCGGCCCGTATCCCCGTTTGACTTTGTGGCGGGCCTGGCGGACGAGCCGGAAGACAAGGAAAAGGAAGAGCTACGCCGGTCTATTAAGCACGCGATAGGTTTAGCGTTTATGAATATGAAGCGCCCGGACGGGACGCGCATGGACCGCGCCGAGGTGCTAGAAGAAAAACGCAAGATGGTTGAGCGGATGACAGCTAAGGGTGTGGAAGATCCTGAAAGCCTAATCCGTGAGGTTTACCCGGACTTATAGGAGATTGCACAAAATGAAAGCAGCGAAAGTAATATCCACCATTCTAAGCATATTCATCACGTTACCGATATGGTTCTTTCTCATGCATACCGCGCTAGTTGGAGCACACGCGGACCGGCTCGTGTGGTTCCTCTATTGGGTTTATGTGCCGGTGTGTACGTTGGTTTCTGTCATCCAGAAAGTTACGGAAAAATAAGCATGGCTGATATTGACATTGAGATTGTTACCAACATAGAAGGACTGGACGAGCTAGAGGAAGCCTTTACCACCGGCTCCAGGCGGGCGGTTAAGAAGTTCCTCCGCCGCGTGGAAATGAAGGCGGCAAAGGTGCTCGTGGACAGCGCGAAGGAATACGCGCCCTATGAAACCGGACTTCTGGAGGGTGACATCCACCGGCAAGTTATAGAGAGTGACGGGGCGTTAACCGTTCGCGTAGGCCCGAGCCAAGACGCGTTTTACGGTTTGTTTCAGGAGTTGGGGGCACCGGAGGCGAACGTCCCCGCACAGCATTGGTTAGAAAACTCCGCCCGCGCCGTGCAATCGGAAGTTTTACAAGAATATTACGAAGCCATTAAAGAAGGGCTTGAGGACATGAAGGGTTAATATGGCACAACCGGTTTGGGTCTTATCCGTTGATTTACAGACGAAGACGGCAACCTTTCAGTCCGGCATGGGAGACGCGGCTAAGTCTGCCCGTGGTGCCTTTAACGATATCCAACAAGGCGCGTCCGGCATGAGTAGCCATGTTGGATCTAGTATGACAGAGGCACGCCACGGTGTCATGCTCTTGGGCGAAGAGTTCGGCATCCACCTCCCACGCGCCCTTACCTCATTTATTGCGAGCATTGGTCCCGTAGGTGCGGCAATGGAAGCCGCGTTTCCCTTCCTGGCTATTATCGTTGGTGCCACGCTGTTAATTGAGCACCTCGTAAAAATGAAGGAAGAGGCGGACAAGCTAACCCTAAATCAAGAAAAGTTCCTCACCGCTACCAACAACGCTTTTAATGCGCTAGATCAAAAGTTGCTAGAGGCGGGCATCCGAGCGGATGAGTTGAACAAGAACCATCTCGGAGCGCTGAAAAAACAGTTAGAGCTAATTGACCGGCAAAGCATGAGCGAGTTAGTCCATGCTTTTGATGAGGTATCGAAAGCCGCCGATGTGGTCTTTGCCGAGCTAAAGTCCAGTTGGTACGCCTTCGGGATTGGTTCCGCCGGAGCACAACACGCGCTAGCAGAGTTCAAGTCCAAATACGATTCACTACTCGCACAAGGCAAGGACAAAGACGCGGCTAATCTTCTTTCCGGAACGCTAGGAAGCGCCGAGAAAATACTAGCTTTTCAAAAGCAGTATATTGCTAACCAAATGAGTTCGGACACGGGCAAGGGACCGCACGGCGAAGACGCGGACTACAACAAGTTTGAGGAAGCGGCCCTAGAGCTAAAAAAAGCGGGTGTAGGTGTCACGGATAAAGAGGTACAGTCTCAGCAACAACTCGTGGACGCGCTCCAGGCACAGTTAGGTGTGGAGTCCCGTGTTGCCGATTTAAAGAAGTTGCAACAAGGCAACGCAAAGACGAGCACCGGCAAGGAAGAAAATAACGAGGCATTCAAGAGGTTAAAAGCCCAAGTGGACGCGGAGCGCATATTAGAAGACCAAGAAAACAAAGACCGGGACGAAGCCCGCGCCCGCGCTATCGGCATTTTGCAAGAGGGCGAGAAAGAAAAGATCGAAGCCACGCAAAAAGGTTCCGCCGTCCGGCTCGCGGCCATTGACGCAGCCATTAAGGAAGAGAATAACAAAGGACTCCAGGAAACCTCGTTTTACCGGTCTCTCTTAGTCTCGCGGGTGGATCTTGTCAGACAGATGGCGGAGGATGAAGCGCGGATAAGAGAGGAAGCCGGGAAAGAATCGGCGCTTCATAAGTCCAACATGGACGCACTGGAAATTGCGGCGGAAAAGGAACACGCGCAACTAATCAACAGTGGGCGGAGGACTACCGCCGCGCAATTGGCCGCGCAAGAAACCCAACGCGAGAACGAGGACTTTAAGCGAAAGCAAACAAAGTTCGCGGAAGAGTTAGCGGCATTGGACAAGAACGGCAAGGATTACGAAAACAAAGTAAAGGCAATTCACAACCGCGAAGAGGAACTTACACGAGCGCACGAGAATACACTAACAGGCATTAAAGAGAAAGCAGAGGAAGAGCGCAACCGCCGCATATTATCAGCGGAAGAGCGTTTCGACCAAGCGATTGCCCAAGGACTTACAAACACAATTATGCGGCATGAATCCTTTGCCGCTATGGTCTCCAGCATTAGCCAACAAGTCTTAGCCGGAATGCTGCAAAATGCCATCATGTCCGCGTTGCTTATGGACTTCGGCAAAGAGAAAGACGCGGCGCACGCGGCCCGTAAAGCCTTCAATTGGGGGTGGGATCACGGCGGACCAGCGGCTCCAATTCTCGCGCCCGCTATGGGTGCAATGGCTTTTGCGGCAACGATGGCATTCAATGAGGGCGGCATGGTGCCGGGAATCGGCAACACGGACAGCGTCCGCGCAATGTTAACGCCGGGCGAGCACGTAGCGGACCAAAAGCTAACCGAGGGCTTGCGTGGCATGGTACGGGACGGCGGCGCACAGAGTAAGTCCCCGATAACTCTGCATTACCGGCCAACGTACCACGTCCAGACAATAGACGGGGACGGAATCAAGCGCACGCTCACCAAGCACGCGGACGAGTTCCACCGGCACTTTGAGCGCTCAATAAGGAAACTTAACAGGTAAATTTATGTCCTACGCCGTAATGAGTACGTCCGTTCCCTGGAGTTTGATTAAGAACGGCTTTCATAAGGGACCACACTTCAACTCCGTGGACCAACTCCCCGCCGCCGGGCGCGGGCGGAGTTCGTTTGCTCTGATGCCCTATCCGACATGGGATTTTGAGCTAGACCTTAACTCCGTCCAGGGTGGAGAGTCCGTGGCGGGGTCTGTCCTCGCGTCCTTCCTGGAGTGCTATATAAAATGTTGTGGCGGCGGCGCGTACTTTCTGTTTACGGATCCCAACGATAGCGCGGTATCATTGGCCGGTAGCGTAATGCTAAACGTCACTCCGGGCGCGGCGGCTCCAATGGGAGTGACCGGGGACGGAACCTCAACACAATTTCAGCTTGCCCGGAAGATTGGCACCGCGCCGGACATTCAACAGAACGTAACCGTTACTCAGGTCCAGGTTGCCGGAGTAAATAAGGCGCTCGGGACGGACTACTCCCTTTCAGCAACCGGCGTTATTACCTTCGTTGCGGCTCCGGCGGCGAGCGCGGCGCTAACGTGGGCCGGGTCATTCCAGTACCTTTGCAGATTCACCGATGACACGCTTAAGGATCTTGCCCGCGTCTCCAAGAACAATAGCGGCTTTTTATGGTCTTGCTCGTCTATCGCTTTTGAGAGCGTGTTTGTATGAAACGACTAATGCCCGGCTCGTTGATTACGTTCTTGCAAAACAATCGCAACTGCATTATTAAGGCGGATTGCATTGCTATTACCCTCCCCACCGGCACCGTGCTATATGCAACGGAGGGACAATGGGACATTACCATCCTGTCCGGTACTCCAGGGTGGACTGGTGCAACTACAACCTTTAAAGCCGGACTATACGGCGCATGGTCTCGCGGGCCTATCACGTCCGAGGCGTCCTTCAAGTGTAACGCGGGCACTATGAGCCTAACGTGTATCCCGCAACAAGGGACAGCGTATCCGGGAGTATCTCTCGGCATGGCTAACGCGGCTCTTAATCACCTCTTTGATGGTGCTACCGTTTGGGTCTATACGGTTTATATGCCTATCGGACAATATGGCACCGTTAGCGCCGGAGTGGAAACGAAGTTCCAAGGGACGATCACGCGAGCGCCCGGCGTAAGCCGCAACAAGATCGAATTTGATTGTGCGGACCCTATGTACTTGCTCAACATGAAAGTCCCTAGCCGCATTTTTCAGAGTGATTGTCCTTGGTCCTTCTGTGACGTTAATTGCGGATTGGTAGCGGCTAATTTTACCGTCAACTTCACAGCAAAGACGGGAAGCACCAAGACTCTTTTGATTCCGCTCGCGGCCTTCACACAAGCCGCCGGATACTTCACACAAGGCGTTGTTAAATGTCTGACAGGTGCCAACGCTGGATTAAGTCAGACGGTAAAAGCCCACAGCGGCGGCAATCTTACGCTCATGGTGCCGTGGATACTTCCCATAGCCGCCGGGGACACCTTCTCAGTCCTTAAAGGCTGCGACCACACGCTAGCCACTTGCGCCGCAACGCTCCGCGCTAGTGGAACGGCGGAACCTCAAGACTTTAAATTACGCTTCGGCGGCACGCCTTATGTTCCCGTGCCGTCTACGGGGTTTTAATGCTTACCGATAGTCAAAGACAACTCGTGATAGATGAGCTAAAGACCTGGATAGGTACGCCTTACCGGGGTTGGTCGTGCGTCAAGGGCGCGGGTGTGGATTGCGGACAGCTTATCTATGGCGTGTTCCGGGCGTGCGGCTTTCTGCCTGAATTGAAACTTCCAACTGACTACTCTCTCCAGGTATCACAGCACCGCGCCTCTAGTGAGTACGTGGATCTTGTCGCTAGTTACTGTGACGAGATTACAGAGGAACAAGCCCGGCCCGGTGATTTAGTCATATACAAGCTAGGGCACGCATACGCTCACGGGGCTTTCATTGTGGAGTGGCCTAGCTTCATAATCCAGGCCGAGGCGAGACATGGTGTGTCCGGCGCTCATGGGACGAGGACATCCCGTTTCAGCACAGCGCCGCGCAAGTTCTTCACGCTTAAAGATGAGTATTGCGGAGGTGCACCGTGTCAATGATTTTTGGGCGAAGTACGCCCGCACCCACTAAGATAAACCAAGCCCAACTAACTCAAAGCGTGCTCGGCTTTAACATCCCCGTTGTTATGGGTATGGGAAAGGTG